AAAAATAGCAAGAAGAAAAGACGCAAGAGGAAACTCACCCGTCACCATGTTGTCAATCGCTTTAGAGGTGGGACAAGTAGTCCGGAGAATATCATTATGCTCAAGAACGAGCGTCATGAAATCTGGCACACTTTGTTCCGTAACTTAGACTTCTTGGAAGTCGCTAACCTTTTAATTCGGGCAGATAGGATGCTCAAGAGGAGGTATAGAAATGTGTGAAAACTGTAAGCACTTAATTGCGATAGTTGGTGGTGATGAAATTTTTCACTACTGCAAGATTACAGGCTGGGAAATAAAACACCTGGAAATACAGGGAAGGTTCTGCCCTGATAAGGAGGAGGAAGATGATTAAAGTACATCGTAGGTGCGAACACTGTAATATTCGTCTCGTTCTTGCGGAAGATTTGGAAGATAGAATCCATTGTATCTGCGAGAGGTGTGGTAGCGTTGCTGTTTTTTTCAAGGAAAAGGAACGGATTATTCCGGAAAGGAGTGAGGAGTTCAAGCAAACTTTCTGTGCAACCTGCCCTGACGGAGGAGGATGTTGGGATTGTCACTATAAATTGTGAACACGGAGCAAGGCTAATAACCTTGCTCTTTATTTTCTACTTAGCACCTAAGCTTTGACAGAAGAAAATTAGTAGGATATTATTTATATATGGTATATCTAGGAAAAAGAGGAAGTTCCATGAAACAAATGGCATACGCTCGCCAGTTGTTCGGGGCTAAAGGAAAAAATAAAAAACAAATCGCTCTCGATGTTGGATATTCTCCGAATGTAGCTAATAGTATTAAAACTCACATTGAAAATAAACCCGGATTTAATTATGCTATGTCCGCATTGGCAGTGGAATCTAATAACTTAGCACTGGAGGCTTTGAGTGAGTTCAAAGCAAGAGGGCTCAAGGATTTTTCGAATAAGGAATTAACCGGAGCACTTAATGCTATTAGTAATGCTTGGAGTAAATTCAACGCACCAGCTATCGAGCAGAGTAATAATGCGAAGGAAGGAAATAAACTTCGAAAGGTGATACTCCAACAAATTGAAAATCAGACTGTTAATAATAATGTAAAAGAGGAAGAAAAACCTCGAGTCATCGATGTGGAAGTTGATGACCCTAATGATTTTTAAATATGAAAATACACGAATTTTATAGAAAGTTCGAGGATACTCCAAAGGAACAGAGGTTCGAGATGATACAGCCATCCGCTGAACCTACCAGTTTATTTGTTATATTCAAACAATTAACAGAAGTAAGGGCACAAAAAAAGTTCTTCGAAGATAGAGAAGCTTATTTGTTATCTATCGCTGAAAAAGAATTTCAAAAACTAGATGGCAAATCTCTATAAAGACCATAATAATAAAATAGTGGAGTTGTTGACGAACAACCCTGATTTAATTAAAGACCAAACTTGGAGGTTGGCGAATTTGTACTGGATAATTACTAAAGACGGAGATAAGCAGGTGTTCACGATGAACCGAGCCCAGAAGCATTTCTATGATAATTTTTTGAATAAAAAAAAGCCATACCATAGACATGTTATTTTAAAAAGTCGTCAGTTGGGGTTCACTACATTTATTGATTTATTTATATTCGATTCTATTCTATTCCAAACTAACAAGGAGGGGATTATTATTGCCCATAAGGTTGAAGATGCTACAACTATTTTCGACAAGAAGATTGAGTTTGCTATTCGTAACATGGCCGAAGATGTTAAAGGGGCGTTTTTCAAAATTAATCAGAAGTCCTCACGAAAGATTCAGGTAGTTATTGATTATGGTCCGGACCAAGGTTCCACCTCATCTATTACTGTGTCAGTTTCTGGAAGGTCTGGGACTTATCACTTGGTGCATATTTCAGAGTTTGCAAAAATGTGTGCGGCTTATCCGAAGAGAGCGGAGGAGGTGGAGAGAGGGACTTTCCCGACTGTACCTTTCGATGGGTTTATATTTATTGAAAGCACTGCTGAGGGTATGGCCGGAAGATTCTATGAGATGTTCCAGCAGAATTGGTTGGACAGAGATACTATTACTCCACAAATTTCACAGGTGCAGTTCTTACCACATTTCTATAACTGGCAGTACGATGATATGGAAATGAAAAAGATTTACGAGCCTATTCCAGTTTCTAAGATGGATGTTTGTGAGATTGATTGGGAGTCTTATCAGAAGGAACATAATTTAACTGATATAGAAATAACATACTACTATATGAAGTGGTTGCAGTTCGGAGGTAAGAATAGTCCTGATGCTGTTAAATCTCTGATGCAGGAATATCCAACTACTCCGGAAGAGGCTTTTCTATCTACTGGTCAGACTTATTTCTCGACAGCTAAGGTGGCTAAATTATTGCAATCAGCTCTGCCCGGTGAGAAAGGTGAGTTGGGATATAAAGATAAGGAGGTAATTTTTAATCCGGTATCCTCCGGTTCATTGGAGATATTCAAAATGCCGGAAAAGGGGATTAGGTATGTTATAGGTGGGGATACTGCTGAGGGGTTGGTGCATGGGGACGCTCAAGTACTCTATGTAATAAATCACAAAACTGAAGAATGTGACGCTATTTATAAATCACAAGTTCCACCTGATGAGTTGGCTACGGAGGCTTATAAACTTGGAAAATTTTATAATTGGGCTCTGCTTGGAATCGAGGTCAATAAGGACGGTTTGTGGGTAAATGATGCACTGGAGAAAATGGGGTATATTAACCTGTACTATAGAAAGGCTTTCGATGATATAACCCAGAAAGTAACGAAGTTCTTCGGGTGGAAGACTACCTCAGCTACACGGCCTTTTGCTTTAGCGGCTCTATTAGCGGTCTTTTTTAGAAAAGATAGTGGATTTCCAGCTCAAATTTTAAATGAAATGCTAACTTTTATACGAAATTCCAAAGGTAAACCAGAAGCAATGGACAAAAAACACGATGATATTATCATGGCGGCCTCAATTGGGTATGCGATACTCCAAGAACAAGGACAATTTGTAGATAATTCATCATCTGCGGAAGGTTTTAGTCATATGCAGTTGATTTTTGGCGAAGGTGGAGAACAAATCACTCATTAATGCACACTTTTTTACTTTTTTGCTTGTGTTTTTTAATAAATAGTTCATAATTATAGTATATAAGAGTAATTTTCTAAAAAAATGTTAAAAACTAAAACAAAAAACGACAGAGAGACGATAAAATTCATCGAAAATAAGAAAGAAGAGATGAAAAAGTCTCAATATCGAACAAAGTTTGATGGTTTAGCAGCTGAAATCAAACAAAACATAATGAATACAGCTGTAAGTGTAGGTGAAAAATTATATGAAAAGTCAGGATGGGGTTCAATGGTGTTTTATAGCCAAATGTCTAATGGTGCTTACGATATTAACGTTTACCCCTCTAAAACTGCTGGGTTAGATAAAAATAAGTCTGGAGTTCCTGTTTCTCAGGAGCCAATAGCATTTTCTAAGATAATGATTGCTACATCTGTCTTAGCTGGAAAATTACCAGATGCAACTGTCGTAGCTGATGATAAGGTTTATGGGAAAGCTATGTACGAATTATGGAAAAGGAATTGGTCTATGACTGGGGCAAACGGAGCTAATACATTAATGTTGACTTACCAAAATCTATTTACATACGGATGGGCCGCTTGGAGAGTTTACCCACGAAGAGTTCAAGTTAAAAGGAATGGAACTACTAAAATTTTATTCGATGATATATATAGAGAGCCACTAGACTGTACAAGGACTTGGATGGGGATTGGTTTCAATAATGCAGATGTTTGGTCACAGGGTGAAGTCTACTATGAGAAAGATATGCCAAAGGAAGAATTTTTTGAAATGTATCCTGAAGCTAAAAAGAATAAAAAGAAATTACAGTATATATCTGTATCTAAAGAAGCTAAAGATGAAAACTCAGAGAAAGCACTTACCAGTGTAACTATTGGATATTATGAAAATGTTCTATTAAATAGATACATTGTAGTTTGTGGAAAGATGGTTATTTATGACGGAGAACTTCCTAACGATGGCTCACATGGGTCAGTTGTAACAGCTCGTTGTTTTGTAAAAGACCAGAACGACCCACATGGAGTTGGGCTTTACGAAATGATGCGAGGTAATACTGCTCTCTTCACTTATATTAATTCATTAAATGCTCAGCAGGTTGAAGCAGAGATTTTCCCATTGTTATTTGGAGCTCAAGTTCAGAACGGTACAGCTACATATAAAAGAGGACCAAATATCATTAATCCTAAAAATCCCGGAACAGATATTGATGTTGTAAAAACATCTGGGAATGTTCAACAGGGAATTATTTATGCTGATAAGCAGAAACAAGATATTGAAGAGAATACTGGAGTTAACAATATTGTTGCAGGAACTCAATCAGAAACCACACTCGGTTCTACAGTTATTCTAAAAGAAGCTGCTTACAATAGATTAACACCACCAAAGAATTCTATGGTTACAGGTTTGGAAGCTGATGCTCATATTGCAAATACTTGGATGACTCAGATATATCCAACTGATAAAATCTTTATGATTGATTCTCAGGACCAACTTGCAGAGTTTGCAAAACAAAATCCTGACTACTTTATTGAGTCCGAAGAAGTTCTTGATGATAATGGAATTCCAGTAGGAATGGTAGCGGCCGCTTCTAAAAATCTACGATTGAATTTTGACTTTACACCAGAGGGGAATGTTATGGAGAATGTAGATACCCGTCAGATTTCAACCAAGGGATTATTTGATGAATTGAAAAATACTGGTCACATGAGTGACTATATAGAATTTATAATTGACCCAGACTCAATGCTTCTACCATCTATTGAAATTCAAAAACAAACTTACATGGCTTTATTCCCGGTTATCACAAATCAGATTACTCTTATTTTTTCATTAAGAAATCAGGACCCAGAAGCAGCTGCCGCTCAATTGATGGCCTTAGAAAAACTTCTTGATATTCAGAATGGTGATATTTACGATTATATTTCAAAAGCAGATTACGATGCGATTATGGCTAAACAACCTTCAGATATGCAGAGACAAATGGAGCAAGAACAAATGAAGAGAGATGCTCAGAATACAGCTATGCAAGATATGGCTGGTGGCGGAAGTGCAGGTGGTTCAACTCCAATGGGTCAACAAATGGCTGGAGATGGAATGAGTCCAACCCAACCACAAAATCCTAACGAGGTCCCAAGGCCACAATCACCTTTGGGAAGTGCAGTCGATGCTAGCGTTGGTAGAGCCGGAGCAGGCGGATTCTTTCCACAAGGATAAAAAATTATGGGATTAAGAGATATATACAATTCAATAGGAAAAGGAGTTAGTAAAGTTGGAGGTTCATTATCTGGTCTTTTTGGAAGTGATACTGTTAATTATCAAAAACCGTACGCAGAACCAATAGGACCAGTACAACCAATTAAAAATATTTATGACCTAAAAGACCGTGGTGTAAAAATTACTGAAGATGATATTGAAGCATTTAGGCCATTACTTTATGGGGAAGTATCAAACAGAAATCCTGATAAAAAACAACTAGAAGCTGATGTAATTTTCAATACAGCTTTGAATAGGCAAAGAGAATATGCAAGTAGAGGACAAAATAAAACATTATCTGAAATTCTTGCTATGCCAAATCAGTATCAAGCATATAATGGTGAACAATATAAAGAATATGCTAACCCTACATTACCTATGTCTATTGAAAAAAAGAAACAAGTTGATGCGATTGTTGATGATATAAAAGCTAGAGTAAAATCAGGAGAATTTAAAGATAATACAGAAGGAGCTTATTATTATATTCATAATAGTGATGGGTCAATCACTTATGATAATTTAAAAGAATTATTTGCTAAATAATATGTCAGAAAATGAACAAAGTTTAAAACAAAAGAAAATAGCACTTGCACAAAGCGAGCACGCACCAGTTATTATTGAGTTAATGAAAGATTGTTTATCTCAGGTCCCAATTATTGCTGATACAGAATGGAAGACTATTGTTAATGCTATTACTTTAGATGTTCAAAGTACAATGATGAGAAATATGGTTGACCGTCTTGAAAGTATTAGAAAAGGTAATTTACATAAAGAATCATAATATGAAACCAAAAGAATTAAAACACAAAGACTTTACAGTTCAGGTGGGATACTCACCAGAAGCTAAAAAGAAAAAATTAATGAAGTTCATTACTAAGAATGGTGATGAGTTTGAAATCAGTTCGGAAGAAATGTCCTCTATGCTTATTGGTGGTGTAAATTCAGATACATTAGAAGCTACTTTTGTTGAATCAAATAAGATAAATGTTGTCGAGGTCGGTAGGCAACTACAGTGTGTTCTTGATAAAGATATGAAAAAAGGTGAAAAAATTAATATCAATTACACACATCCGTATCCGATTGAATTTGCTCTTATAGAAGAAGCTTATAAGATTGCAAAAATTGATGAGAACGTACCAAAAATTACATTAACAAAAGAGTATATAGATGAAGTCAAAGCAAAGTTGAAACCAGAGATGGCTGACTATATAAAAAAGTTTTACAAGTCGTTTAAAAATTTAGAATTAAAAAATAATATGGAAGATGAAAATAAAGTAGAAGCTCCAGTTGAAGAAGCTCCAGTTGAAGAAGCTCCAGTTGAAGAAGCTCCAGTTGAAGAAGAAAAATTATAATAACTAATAATCCTTTAACGGTAGGATAACCGTAATAATATGCCAAGAAAAAAAAATACAAGTCAAACAGTTAATGATGAACCAACTAACCAGACAGTTAGTGGAACACCAGATAATAAAAACATTACATCATCACCGGAACCAAAACCTTTGAAAAAAGATGAGTATCCAAAAGTTGATGTAGTATTAAAGAATACTTCTGGAAAAGAAGTTAAAGTAGAAGATTATTTTTTTGAAGGAGTAATTTTACCAAGTTTCGAAGGAACTTGTGGAAAACCTGTGGAAAGAGAGGATTTATTGGATGTATTCAATAAAGTCTTTAAACCAGAAGATAACATTCTATTTTACAAGCAAAATGATAAAGAGGTTTATTTGGTAATTGTACCAATTAAGTACTCTACAGAGATAGGAGAAGATAATAATTCAATTATTGGTGATTTTCAGAAGCACGCTATTTCATTTTTGAATGAAGGTCAGGTTAATTTAGATTCATTAAGACAAAAGTTGGAAAAGATTCAAAAATTTGTGAAATATACAGATAGATAGTTTGCATTTATTTTTTATTAACGATACAATTATAGTAACCATCGGTCCCTTTCACGATACGAGAGGATAAAATATGGAAAAACCTAAAGAAGAAGAAATAACACCAGAAGTTGAAGATGATGAAGAAGAACTCGATAAAGTTCTCGAAGAATCTATCAATTCGGTGAAAGCTGGAAATGAGCTTGCTCCAAAATCTGAGGAAGCCAAGGCTGAAACTCCTAAAGAGGATACTCCAGAAGAGGGAACTCAAGAAGAGGAAACTCCTAAAGAGGATACTCCAGAAGAGTCAGAGCCGGAGGACCCCAGCGAACCTCCCGTTGTTAAACTAGAAGGAAAAGAAGGCGAATACGATTATCGTATACCAAATAAAGGTAAGTTTGAGTCAGACGAATCTTACGAGAAACGCATTGAACTTATGGATTTGGTGAAAAGACGTAAACTCGCTAAAACTGATGAGCAGAAAAAAGAATTAACAACGCAAATTCAGACTACTAAGGGTCAAATTAAGAACCTTAATGGTACTGATAAACTTATTAACCCACTCAATCAAGAGAGTGAAGTAGTTCCAAAAGATGAAGACAATGAAGAAGATGCAGCTTTAAAAGCTGACAAGGAACGACTTAAACAACTTGGCGGAGCGACTAAAGAGGATATTCAAGAAATAATCCAAAGAGAACGTTTAGCCACTGAGGTTAAGAGTACCCTAGAGAAGTTCGTTGATAGACATGTAGAACTTAAAGACCCCGATGTTCGAGAAGTATTTTTTGATTTCGTTGATTCTCACTACAATTGGCAAAACAAGAGTGGTAAAGAGTTAATGACAGTCTTAGAACTCGCACAAGAGAGTATGTTTAAGGAACCACAGACTATCACAGAAAGAGTCTTAAAAGGTGCAGATGTTCAGAATAAAGTTAACGCAATGCAGTTCCCCGGTGGAACTATTGCAAAAACTGAATATTCACCAGAAGTACGTAAATCTATAGATGAATTAATGGAAACTGGTATGTCAGAAGAAAAAGCCGTGGAACTTCTATCAGATGATTAAGGAACTACCTTAATTGAAAACAATCATGAGTATTTTACAAGTAAAACTAAAGAATACACGTGAGTTAATGGAAACAAATAAAGCTTCAGCAACTGTAATTGCAAAAGATGAAATCTTAGCAATGACAGCAGGACTTGCTGTGCCAGCTGACAATGGAACTGTTGTCGCTGATTTGTTAGGTGTTGCAAACGAAAGTATTGCAGCAGCTGATGCCAAGACTCGTGTTCTTTATATTGTGCCTTCAGATGAAGACACATTCCTTTTCCCAACAACAAACGAAACTGATGCTACCCATAATGGGCAAGCAATGGTTTTGACAAGTTCAACAGAAGTTAACAACACTGGTACTACTTCAGAAACTGGTATTGTTCAACAGGTCGAGCCTTATGGAGATGCTTCCGATAAACTTATTATCGGTAGATTTTTGACATTATAATCATTACTAATTTAATTTAATAAAATATCATGCAAGGAACAATTAATGATTATGCAGTCATCGTGAACAATGTGTTAAAACATATTGCACCTAAGGTTTCACCTACAGTCCGACCAGAGTACTTGGACTTCATGTATAAAGTTGACAACAGCGAAAGAATTTATACAGATGTAGGGGTAACTGGACTAGGAATGGCTGAAATAATCCCAGACGGAGGTATTGGAGCATCAGATGCACCAATCCAAGGTTACTCAAAGAATTACACCCAAATGCACTTCACAAAGAAAGTTCGTTTGACATTCCAATCTAACTTCTTCCTATTTGAATCAGCAGCAGCTAAAATTAAAGGCTCTGTTAAATCAAAGATTTTAGAAGGAAAGAACGCTATCGAGCATGCAAAGAATTATCTTGCACAGTCTCTTTTGGCTCAAGGTTTTACAACTTCATTTACATGGACACCTATAAATAATGTAGGAAGCCCAACTCCAATTTCAACAATTGGTGCAGATGCAGTTGAATATTGGTCACAGGCTCACCCTCGTGAAGATGGTGGTACAGCTTGGTCAAATGTTATTGTTGACGGTGCTACAAGTTCACCTCAATTTACTTACTCTTCTCTAATGGCTGCACGAAGATTGCATTCACTAAAGAAAGATGGCCGTGGAAATCCATTGATTTCAGACCTAGATACATTAGTATGTCGAAGAGGTTCTACAACCGCTCAATATGCTAAAACAATCAAAGGTACGATTGATAAAGGTTTAGCTCCACAACAAACCAACGTATTTAACAACACTCCTGCTACAGACACATTCAAAATTGTTGAATTGTCTCCATACCAAAATCTTGCTATGGACGGTCTTATGTGGGGAATGTTTGATTCCAAAATGATGAACGAAGATTTCGGATTCAAATACATCGAAGCTCTTCCAACAAGAGCTGAGCCAGCAGTTGTTGACTTACTAGGAAACCAAGATTTAGTCTTGAACTTTAACTCACTTGCAGTTATGGGTGCTTCTGACCTTAGAGGTTGGATGTGGTCTGACGGTGATGGTGCTACTGTTTAAGTTAATCTATCCATTCTATCCCCGAATATCGGGGATAGGGTTGGGTAGGGTAACTACTCTTCTTATAAATTAATAATAAAAAATATGTTACAAGATGCTCACAGTAAAAAAATAGCTATCCCAATAGCAGCTGAAGTTGGTACAAATACAATAGTGGCCGCTCAGGATGATGCTTATATTTACATACATGAACTTATTGGTGACCTAGCTTCAGCAGGTAATTTAATTGTTAAAGCTGGCTCAAGAACGCTAGCTTCTTTTACTCTTGATGGCGGTCAAGGTATTACAGAACAAGATGAACCGGGGATGGATGGAGTACCAAGGTTTGAATGTAAACCGGGTGAAGCTTTCATCTTAGAAGTTACAGGAGGCACTTTCAATGGTGCACTAGATTATTCATTTAGATACTAAAAAAAATATGGACCAAGAAAAAACTCCAGAACAAAAAGAACAGTTAAAAACTTGGGCTGGTCAGAGAGATGCACTTCTCTTTGAAATTTCTGGTCTCAAGACAACCCAAGAAAAGCTCGTAAAAACTAATAAAGAATTAAGAGAAGCTAATTCTGATACTATATCAATGATTAATAAATCTATTGGTAGAATTGAAGAATTACAGAAAAAAGAAGCAGAGTTACCCCTTCTTATCTCAAAAGAAATTGCAAGTTTAAAAGAAGAAAAATCACGTTTGCAAGCAGAAGTTACAGCTCTTAAATCACTATTAGATATTCTTAAAAGTGAAAAAGCATCTATAAAAGAAGATGTTGTTTTTGCATTAAATACTTTTGATATTATTAGAAATGAAACATCTAGTATGGATAAAATCACAGATAATGTTGTAAGAATAAGTAAAGATAATATTAAAACAGTAAATGATTTAATGTCTAATCTTTCAAAGAGTATTGATGAAATTATCGAAGTTAATAGAAAAAATGTTTTTGAAACAAATATTGTAATTGATAAAGTTCCAAAGATGATTATGGAAGCTCAAAAACATGGTTTAATAAAAAATAGGATATAAAAATATGGCATACTTAGCAAATAAATTAGGAGACCCAATGAACTTAGGCTGGTTCGCTACACCAGAAGCTTTAAGTGCAGCATATCCTGTCGGAGCAGATGGGTATTTTGCTATGGTAGGTTCGACTGATTCTATATGGACTTGGGATTCAGATACAAGTGCTTGGGTAGATACTCAAACTGCTGGTCCAATTGGTCCAACAGGTTACACTGGTCCAATCGGTCCAACAGGTTACACTGGATACACTGGAGACACTGGGTATACTGGTTCTACTGGATACACAGGTCCAACTGGTTATACAGGACCATCTGGTGCTGATTCAGATGTAACTGGACCAACAGGATTCACTGGTCCAACTGGTTATACAGGACCATCTGGTGCTGATTCAGAAGTAACTGGTCCAACAGGTTATACAGGAGACACTGGTAGTCAAGGAGACACTGGATACACAGGTCCAACTGGTTACACTGGAGATACTGGTTACACTGGAGACTCTGGTGCTGATTCAACAGTAACAGGCCCAACTGGTTATACAGGTCCAACTGGATACACAGGAGATTCTGGAGCAGATAGTACAGTGACTGGTCCAACAGGTTTTACAGGATA